CAATATCAGTAAGCGCAGCGCCCGAATGAGCAATCCATGCCTCTGCATTACGGATAATCCGCACTTTGAGTGTAGCTGTTGCCTCGATATATTCCTGAACGATCCCAGCAAAAAATGTACCTGCAGTATCTGCCGCTACGATACAATCACCATTAGCATCGATATTTACCAATGCCCCGACAAAAAATATATCCGTACCTGCTGAAAAAATAGATACAACGTACCCATCATTCAGTATTTCTGTTTTTGTATTTGTTGATAAAGCCATTATTTTTTATCCCCTTCCTTGGGTGCTTTCTTTCCGATAAATTCATCACCCATAGTCTTAAAATCTTTACTTTCAATTTCTGCATCAAGTCCGGTACCGTTCGGCCCGTCAACGTCAACAATCTTCGGCATGCTTTCCATGATCGTCGAATAATCTGCAAAATCTTTTTCAAGTCTTTCTTTCCACACGTCTTTGTCTGCGGGCTTTAATTTCCCTGCATCAATCATATCACCTAAGAAAGTCTCAATTTTTTGAGCATCAACAGCTTTCAGTTTATCACTTAACGCTGTATTCTGTTCTGCCAGGTTTGAATTGACATCAGTCATTGCCGATACCTTATCGGTGAGGGCAACAACTTCATCATCACGATTCACAAAACCTATCGCGCTTCCTAATTCTAATTTTTCAGAATCAGAAAGGTTAACGGCCTCTTCTCTCAGTTTGGAAAAATCCATATTTTCCGCTCCTTCTTCTTTTGGCCCTTCGGCCTGTGTTATATTACTATCAGAAAGGTGCGCCTCAGGCATACCTTTCATAACAGGTGAATTTGTGAGTGCAGCCCCACCGAATACAGGGTACACTTGCTCCCCGGTGTCCCGATCCTTCATCGAGATAATCTCACCAGAATAATACTTGTATATGTCGTCCTCAATCAAGGAGCGTCCGAGGGTTGTAAAATCCCACTTGACCTCCAGACCCTCATCCGTCACCCGAAGGTCACTTGCCCACCCGAGCGCCTTGCCCCGGTCGTGCTGTTCATTCAAGAATGGTTTCGTGTTCTTAAGTGCTTTTTGATTGTCCACCATAGCTTGCATAAGGGTTTCGGTAAGGATAATCTCCCCGTACCAATCATCATATGTGGTGCCGATAGGAATAACTAATTGATATTCATCCTCGATGTTTGTCACCTCTGCAAGCCTGAGTTCCTCATGCTCCTGCATCTGACTAAAGGATAATCCTTCTATAGCCTTATCACTAAACGCGGCATTGGCCGCATGGATGGCTAGAATCTCGGCTTCAAGTACAGCGATTCCCTCGGATATTTTAGTCTTTAAAACCTTGTTGGCTATCCTGGCCCATTTACTCCAATGACTTTCATCCAGGCCGCTTTTAAATCTTGTGGCTTGTTCCTTCTTAAATGAAAAGTTTAACTTATCCATAAATCCACATCCTTTTATTGATTTACCTTATAGAAAATAATATTAACACACCGGCAACGCTCCCCGCCCAAGCAATCCGGGTTCGGTGCAACGAAGGATGAATCATTGTGTGCATGAGTCTCCCCGTCTAAACTTCGGCACACCTCACAGGTGTTATCGTCCATGATCGCAGAGTATACCTCAAATTCTACTTGATTTGCTATACTACTGACAAATGAGCTTCGACCGTCCCCCCATCCACCATTAACAGCGGTTGCGGCCATACTCACCCATGTCGCATCAGAAACCTTATCTTGCAAGTATGTGATAAGTTTAAGTTCTAACTGTGCGCCGATAATCCCTTTTCTCTTCTGCCGGATACCCTCTTCGAGTAGCATTGATTTAAGTTTATCAGCCCCGCCCTCGACTTCGACAGATAGCATTTCTTCAATCAGGATTAATAATTCATTCACCTCGGTTGGCGGGTCGGCAAATTTCGCCCCCTGTTTCACCGCTTCCCTCTGGGCTTGCTTTTTACCGACTTCCCTCTGACTCTTATATGTGGATAAAAGAACCTCATACATTTCTTTTTTAAACGGTACAGCTATTTCCTGAGGTAATCTGTTCTTCGATACTTGGCTGATAATCGCCCGGCCCTGTTTTTCTTTTATTTTAAGAATTGTTTTAAGTGTTTTATCCTGAGTTTTATTAAGCTGTTTTTCCATATCAGGGACACCAGCGGCAATCTCTATGTCGGTCATTTTCCGACGGGCAAGAACTACCCCTTCTTTATGGTGAACCGTTGAAGCATCAATTTCATCCTCTGTAATATCATCTTGGTCCTCTTCAATAACATCTGTATCATCTTCTGTAATATCGTTACTACTTTCATCAAACTCTCCTTCCTCTAGTGTATTAATCCCGACTAATTCCCGGAGCCTATTCTCAGTGGTTTCGGTATTTGTAATGAGTCCGGACTTTTTAAGGTTAGAGACAACCTCCAAGTTCACTGATTCCACAGGGAGCATCGTAAGCCGGGGAAAGTTTAAGACTGGATAATTCAGCTGCACGAGTTCCGGGATTAAATGATTGTTAAATACATCCGCAATATAATCACCTAGGCTCTGCACAAAGGTGAGGAACATACTCATAAACGTATCACCCAACGACCTATTCCCGGAGGTTGAGGAGCCTAGGTTTAGAAACTGTGTAAGATATGCCGCAGAAATTTGTTCATCATAATACTTAATGGCTGATTTAATATCTGGAGCCGTTGTCGCTGCGCCTGATAAGATATTCACTTCTTGCCCGTTAGGAAGCACGATGTACCCTGTTTCATTCACGCCTAATTCTTCAAGGGCCGTTTCCATTGCATCAAAATCCGCGTCCCCCGGCTTTGATCGTTCACCGACCGTACCGACCGGCACTCCCATCCCGTACCGTTCAAACATAATGGCCTGGATCTTTTCTAAATCTTCCTTAATGGCCCACGGTTTATAGATGGCCCGGAGTAATGCAATACCAACAGCATTGACACCCTCTTTATTGAACGTGAATACAAGAGCTTTCTCAGCGGGTATTTCAAAGGTCCGACCGCTTACCTTCTGGATGATACGCTCTAAGCCATTCCCGAGTTTATCGTATTGAAATTCTTTAATTGTTTTTGGGAGCCTTGGGCCAAGATCCTGTATCACAACCTGACCATTTTGAATGGCATACACTTTTTCTAATATCATATAACCAAACGGCACATGTAAAAGGATGTTGCGAAGTGTCTCCGTCCACGGGCGGAGGTACGCTATCTCCGTGTCGATGTCCCGCCTGGCGGGAAACAAATTGCCTTCAACAAATTTCGCTATATCTATATCACTCTGTAAATCGGACACGGGTTCTACGACCCAGGATGCTGAAACGATCGGTGCGTATATTGCTTGCAATACGGCACTCACCTGTGGATCGGATCGGCGCATTTGATCATATATCACCGCGGCCTTGGGAAATTTCAGTTTGTCTAAATACTCATCATCAGTATTTGTTTTAGCCCACGCCCCGAATGATGAACCTGCCCTCTGTGTTAAACTTGCCATTAATATTTCCTCTTGCGGTAATTGGATGTTATCCGCTCTGCTTTTTTATGTGTCACTGGCCCTCTATTCTTTTCGATTTTTTCACTTAAATAATTAAACGCTCCGGCGAATGCATCGGCTTGATCATCATGCCCTTTTTGTGAACCATCTGTCACCCCTGATAGCTCATTAAAAAATGCTTCGTTCCATGCCCCACGCACGACGAACACATTTCCTGCTTTCACTTGGGCCGCTGCCGGTTTCCAGCATGTTAATTTATTCTTAGTCTTCGGGAACGTCTGAACATCATACCGTGCAAGCGCCCTGACATATGTATCCGCCTCCATCACCCCCGATGCACCAGGCTCCTGTTCAATACCGACTGACACATCTATTGTATCACGCTCGGCAGCACCATGTACCATATACTGAACCTCTAGTGGGGGTTGCCGGTCGTGTTCAACGTCCATCACGTAATAATTGCCCCGAAGATCCACACCGACAAGAACACCCGCGGTCCAGTCCGGGTCAGGGTTTATATCACTTGGAACGGTGGCGGCCCGGTCCCAGTACCGCATACTCAACTCTAATTCAGGGAGGTCTTGCATGTCCACCATATGAAAATAATGCTTCTTGAATAAATCCCCCGCTGATGGACGGGCGAACCAGTTACCCTCAAAGAGTCGTTGGCGTTCATACTCCACCATAGCATTAAGGTTGGCAACGTATCCGGGGTCCATAGCTAATAGAATTTTGTTATCGGTCACATGTCCCGGAATGAATGTAACGGATTTCGGATACCCATCGGGGAACCTCACCTTCATTTCATCAAATGAATCCCCCCAGTAAATGACATTATTGCTCCGGATCATCCACCGAAGGACACCAGAGCGCTCAGGTATAGGATACCCGGTTTCCGGGTCGATCCACCAGGATAGAAAATCCAATAGAAAAGAATCGGGGTCCGGGTTACATGATGCCCGGACATAGGGCTTCACCCCGGAGATTGACCGGTTCCGGGATAGCATATAAAAGAATTGATACGCCGAAAAATGCTGTAATTCATCAAACATTAATAAGGCTATCTGCGAACCATCCCAGTTTTTAACCGTTTTATCATATTGAAGGTGTGAAAAGGTCACCTGTGCCCCGCTTGGAAATGTCCAGTGAAGCTGTGGGGATTGTAAGGGTTCCGCTAAATCACCATAGACATTGAAGGATGTATCCCATAGCCCACCCTCTGCAGTGATCTGTGGGGATTCCCTACGGAAACATACTGAACCAAACTTACCATTATCCTTATGCCGTAACGGCTCCATGAGTATTCCGTATGATTTTCCGCATCCCGCAGCGCCTCCCATGATAGCAATGTCCGCAGGTGATGCAAGGAATGCCTCTTGGGGTCCAGCCTGGGGTTGTATAGTCATACTTTATTTGCCCCGTCCATTGTCAGGTATCCTGACATATATCTCAATTGGTTTCTGTGTTTCGGTTTCTGATGAACTCTGTTTATCACGCCAGATTTTCGACTGCCTATTTTTAAGCCAAATAAACGCTGCTGCCGTGTCTGGGGGATACTGCTTTATTGTGTTGGTTCTAACGAACTGACCGGTGTTAGTATCATACACAATTTTCTCCTCAGTATGACTATATCCACGTGCCCGATTATATAATGAATCAGCAACATTTGCGTCCGCATCTTCCTTCCCGCTTTTTATGGCATTAAGAAAGGATGGATGCTTTAACTTCCAAGCGCATATTGTGACCGTCGATACATCAAAATACTTTGCAAGCGTCTCATCTGTAGCACCCAACAAACAATACTTAAATGTAAGCTCGTCAAATTCCTTCCTATATACAGATGGCCGTCCAATCTTTGGCTTTGGCTTTGGCTTTGGCTTTGGCTTTGGCTTTGGCTTTGGCTTTGGCTTTGGCTTTGGCTTTGGCTTTGGCTTTGGCTTTAGTTTTGGCTTTGGCTTTTGCTTTGGCTTTTGGTTTGGC